GTTGATAGTATTATAGAAAACTTATCAAAATCTTATTCTGAAGAAATTATTATTTTTAGAAGCTCAGTAAGAAGGGTGTATAATTTCAGTAATTTAGAAGATATATTTAAGAAAGACTTATCTTCAGTTAAGGATTTTCTAGAGAAATTAAAAGAAATTAAAGCTATAGATAAAATAGCTCAATTTAATTTAAACTTATTAATTAAAGACTTTGAAGAATATAAAGTAAAATTAGAGCGGAAGTCAAAAAATGCTTAATATAGAATATGAGCGGCTAAAGTCGCTTTTTTCTTTGGTTGATGAAACTAAGAAAGAACTTTTAGATAATTTAATATACCAAGCAGCTTTTATGAAAGTAGAACTCACTAAACTTCAAGATCAAATGATTAAGTATGGCGCAATCCAAATATCTACTAAAGGCGCTCAACGTCAAACTGAAGCAGCGAAGTATTATACAAAGCTCGTTAATTCATACGGAACAGTCATTAAGACTTTGAACTCAATTTTAGGAACACAAGTAAATGATGGAGATGATGCCTTTGATGAATTTCTTAAGAGAGCAAGTGAATGAACTATCTAGTTGAATATTATAATGAAATACAAAACGGTAATATTCTAGTTGGCGAGGAACTTAAAAAACAAATAGATAAGTTAATTGCTGATTTAGATAATTCTAGATACATCTTTGATGAGAAACCAGGAAACTTAAGGATAGATTTCATTCAAACTTTCTGCAAACATACTAAATCGCCTTTTAATGGACAACCATTTATTTTGGAATTATGGGAAAAAGCAATCATTCAAACTGCATATGGATTTAAAATAGCTGAGACAGGGTTAAGACGATTTAATGAAGTCATATTATTAATTGCACGTAAGAATGGAAAGACAACATTTATTGCTGGACTAGATCTTGCTGAGTTCTTTTTATCTAGAGGTGGTGTTGATATTGTATGTGCTTCAAATACTACTGAGCAAGCTAATATTCTCTTTGAAGAGATAAACAATATGAGAGAACAATCGCCCTCATTATCAAAAGACACTAGAAGCAAAAAAAATATATTCTTTGTCTATTCTCCTAAAACTAAGAACAAGATAAAAAAATTATCTGCTCAATCTAGAAATAAAGATGGTTACAACATTGAAGTGGGCTGTATCGATGAAGTTCATGAAATGACTGACTCTAAGGTTTATGATGCTATCAAACAATCTCAATCAACAAAGAAAGAACCACTTATATTTATCATAACCACCGAGGGTACAACCGTTGGTGGTTTTTTAGATAGTAAATTAGATTATGCTAGAAAGATGATTAAAGGTGAAATAGAAGATGAGAGAGTTTTACCTTGGCTTTATACGCAAGACTCAGCAAAGGAAATTTATGATAATCCAAAAACATGGCAAAAGTCTAACCCTAGTTTAGGCGTGGTTAAAACTTCATCATACCTAGAAGATGTGATGAATAAGTCAAAGCATGATTTATCAACAAGAGTGACAATGCTTTGTAAGGACTTTAATATCAAACAAGCAGATTCTGGATCATGGTTATCTTATGATGATCTGAACAATGAAGAAAGCTATAACTTAGATGATTTAAGAGATAGTTATGCGATTGGTGGCGTAGACTTATCATCAACAACAGACTTAACTGCTGCAGTCTTAATCATCCAGAAAAAAGATAGCAACAAGAAGTTTGTGATTCCTCATTTCTTTATGCCAAGTGAAGTTTTAGACAAAAGAATCACTGAAGATAATGTTCCTTATGACATATGGATAAAAAAAGGCTTTGTAACACTAACAGAAGGGAATCAAAATGATTTCAGTCTAGTAACCAAATGGTTTATGAAGATGATTCAAACCTATGGGATAAGACCTCTTTGGGTAGGGTACGATCCTTGGAACTCGCAATATTGGATTAAAGAGATGGAAGACTTAGGATTTAACATGGAAAAAGTTAGACAGGGTATTTATTCATTATCCGAACCCATGAAACAGATGGAAGCTGACCTTAAAAATAATCTCTTAGTTTATGATAATAATCCAATCCTTAAATGGTGTTTATCTAATACACAAGCTAAAGTTGATTTAAATGGAAATATTCAACCTTCAAAACTTAATTCTAAATATAAACGAATTGATGGAACAGTCGCTTTGATTATTGCTTATGCAGTTTTGAATAGATATAAAATAGATTTTGAAAACATGCTATGAAAAAAAGCCCATATTAGGCTTCAAGATATAAAGGTGGTGGTGGAGGGAGTCGAACCCCCTCTTGCAAAGACATACTATTCGCTTTCTAATTTTTATAAAGCTCTCATTGGTGTTTGGAGACACCACCGCAAGAAATCTACTCCACCACAACTCAACTTTAGCCATCAACACCACTCCTAGTATAATATTTTTTAATGTAATAGTGATGGTTATCTCCAGACAAGCTGAAGAGAGCAATACTCGAACTATAATCGACAAAATAGTCTTTATAGTCTTCAATTATATTTTAACAAAACATCACTGTTTTATAAAGGGGAAATGCTATACATGCCAATATTTAAACGAAAAAACAAAACAGGTTCAATTGACGCATTACAAATCATCAACAACACCAACACATTTTATACACCGTTTGGAACAAACATTTCTAAAAGTGATGTTGTTAAGATTTGTATTGATAGAGTGGCCAGTCAATGCGCAAAACTAAAACCAAGATATATTAAAATAGAAAACGATAAGACAGTATCCGAGAAAAGCGGAAAGCTGTCTTTTCTTTTGAAACACAAACCCAATGAAATCATGACGCCTTATGATTTTATCTATAAGGTTATTACAACCTTACTACTTAATGATAATTCCTTTATTTATCCAAGGTTTGATAAATATACAGGACACCTTATAGGTCTATATCCACTTAAGCCCATCACGGTTGAAATGGTTATAGATCAGAGTGATCACTACTACATTAAATTCTTATTTGAAAATGGTGACTCCTATACATTACCATATGAGAATATCATTCATTTGAGAAAGCATTATGGACAAAATGATATCTTTGGTGGTAATGGATCAAGTGGCGATCATGAAGCAATCCTTAAAACAATATCAATCAATGACAGTTTACTTCAGGGTATTGATAATGCGATCAAATCATCTATGCAGATAAAAGGGATTGTGAAGATGAACGGGATGTTATCAGAAGCCGATAAGAAAAAACAACGAGAACTCTTTGATAGTGCACTTTCTGATTCAGTTAACAATAAAGGTAGTTCTATCATTCCGATTGATTTAAAGAGTGAATATATCCCTTTAGATGTTGATCCTAAACTCATAGATAAAGATACGTTAGAGTTCTTACAGTCGAAGATCCTAGATTACTTTGGGGTATCAGTTCCTATATTTACAAATAAGTACACAGAAGATGAATATAATTCGTTTTACGAGTCAACCATTGAGCCTTTAGCTATTCAACTTAGCGAGGCTTTTTCTATAGGGTTATTAACCAATAATCAATTAGAACGTGGTGAAGAGATTGTTTTCTTTAGTGAAAGACTACAATACGCTTCATGGAACACAAAAGTCACTGCGATTGAGAAACTGATGAGTCTAGGAATTATGTCTTTAAATGAATCAAGAGCACTACTCGGATTAGAACCCATCGAAGGTGGACACAAACGCCTTCAATCATTAAACTTTGTGGATGCTGATAAAGCAAACTTATATCAAGTAGGAAAGAAAGAGGAAGAAGAACATGAAAGTAACGATTAATGGAAAAATATCAAATGAAGCCTTAAAAAGTATCTTAGAAACACAAAAAGAAAAAACAAAAACGATCACTGATTTTTGTAAGAAAGAAAAACTAGAAACATTTTCATATAAAGACTCAGAACTTGAGTTTGATTATGAACAAGAAGTGAAACCTAAACAAGCCAAAAAAGTAGAGGTAAGAACCAATGATAAAAGAAACTAGACTTGCAGAAGTGAGTCTTCATGAAGACGAAGGCAAGATGATTTTAGAAGGCTACGCGCTAGTCTTTAATCAAGAAACCTTAATAGGCGATGAAACTTATGGATTTATTGAAGAAATATCACCTAGTGCCCTAGGGGAAACCAAAATGAAGGATGTTCCGATGAAATACAATCATATGGACTCCTTTTTAATTATTGCGAGAACCAAGAATAAATCACTTGAACTTACAGTTGATCATATTGGCCTCAAGGTAAGAGCTGAGCTCTTAGATACAAGTCATAACCAGGATATTTATAAAATGGTTAGAAGTGGACTTTTAGATAAAATGAGTTTTGCTTTTACCGTTGATGAACAGGTATGGAACCGTGAAGGTGACATTCCAAAAAGAACTATTACGAAGATAGAAAGATTGTATGATGTGTCGGTTGTGGATACACCGGCATATGATGCAACCTCAATATACGCTCGTTCTTTAGAGTCCATGGAATTGGAATTAAAGACTATGGAGTTAGCAGAGCATAAAGAAAAATCAAGCATTATCAAAAAACGTATCAAAATTAAATCAAAAATCTAAGGAGAGAAAAAAATCATGAATTTAGAATTAAGAAGAAAAGAAATTGAATCACGCTTAAAAGAAATTAGAAGTCTAGTTGATTCTGAAGCTGATCTAGAAAAGCTAGAAGCACTAGACACAGAAACAACAATCCTTCAAGAAGAAAGAGCATCGATTGATAAGAAGATGGCGATTGCTTCTAAAACAGAGTTTAAACCGATTCAAGTTGATAACCGTCAAATAGTCGATAAAGAAAAACTAGAAATCAGAGGACAAAGCTTAAAAGAAAGTAGAGTCATTCAAGTATCAAGCTCTGAGATCTTACTTCCTGATCACACGTCAACGAATCTTGCGCCAGTTCCATTTGCTCAAGTGTCAAGCTTAGTTGATCGTGTGAATGTGATTAACTTAAATGGTGGTGAGACTTACAAGAAATCCTTTGTTAAATCAAATGGTATCGCTGGAACAACTGCAGAAGGTGCGGCATATTCTGAAACAGAACCTGCATTTGGGTACTTAACGATTTCAAAAGTTAAAATCACTGCTTATACAGAGATTACTGAAGAGTTAGAAAAACTACCTTCGATTCCTTATCAAGCAGAAGTCTTAAGAAACATTAATATATCACTTAAAAAGAAAATCAGTGAACAAATCCTACGTGGTGCTGGAACAACCAACACATTCACTGGTATTTTCAGTGATGCAGCTATTGCACTTGCGGATAAGCCAGCACTTGAAGTTGAAGCAATCACAGATTCAACATTAGATGACATTGTCTTTGCTTATGGTGGGGATGAAGAAGTCGAAGGTGGCGCAGTTCTTATTTTAAATAAGAATGACTTACGTGCATTTGCTGGACTTAAGACACAAGAAGGGCGTAAGGTTCACTCAATTGATTATGTCAGTAAAACAATCGATGGTATTCCTTATATCATTAATTCACACTGTAAAGCAATCTCAGATAGTAATACAGTAGCTGGTGAATATGGTATTGCTTATGGTGCACTTAAGAACTATGAAGTGCCAGTATTCTCACCAGTCGAAATTGGTAAATCAACAGATTATAAATTTAAAGACGGTATTATCAGTTATAAAGCTTCAGTCTTTACTGGTGGTAATGTTGTCGGTTATAACGGCTTCTTACGTATTAAGAAGAAAGCTGCACCTGCAGGATAATTATCGTTAAGAAAGGATTGATCCCATCATGATTTTAGATATTGTAAAAAAGGCTTTGCTCATCCCCCAAGTAGAGACTTATGCTGATGATGAGTTAAACACGCACATCAATAGCTGTAAACATTATTTGATGAGTTGTGGGGTTGCTCCTTCTTATATAAATGATGAATCAAATCCAATGGTTAGTACAGTCATTATTATTTATGTGAAGACATTTTATGGCTTTAAAAACGATGGAAGCGCAAAAGAACTACCCAAGTCATTTGATATGCTGGTAGGTCAACTCGCATTAACAAAAGGGAGCTAAAAAAAATGTATCCAAATTCCCCCAATATAAGAATGCACTTACTAACCTTGGAGATGATTCCAAACACCATGGGTGTAATGAGTTATCAGTTTAAGTCAAAAAAAGAAGTGATTGGTATTAACTTTTCGATTACTTCAAGAGAGTATTATGAAAGTAAACGTTCAGATATCAGAATTGATATCGCAGTTAAAGTACAAGGGATTGTCTATGATGGTTCCAAGTATGTGGATATAGGTAGTGTTATCTATAAGATAGATAGAACCTATCAAGCAGGACAGTTTATTGAGCTCTATTTAAAACGAACATCCATCAAGCTAGGTGATATCATTGATTACACTTGATGACTTAGGACAAGCCATTGAAGATGAAATAGAAAGTTATGTAGAATGTTTAATTCCTAAGCTTGAGAAAAGACTGAGTGATACTGCAGAAGATATATTAAACTATATGAAACGCAATGCGCCAAGAAGTGGCTATAAAAATGCATTTGCGGATTCGTTTGTCGCAACCTCACAAGGTAGTGGCATGAATCAATCCATATCTATTTATTCTGAAGGTAAAGGTGGACTCACTCATTTACTTGAGTTTGGCTATACACACCGAAGTGGAAAGTATATCGGACCAAGACCCTTTATGAGACCTGCTTATGATATGTTTACACCAAAGATGTTAGAAGATATCAAAGAAATCATTTCTAAAGGAAACTGATATGAAAGAAATTTTAGAATCACTTTTCAATACATTAAGTTCTGTTTTACCAGGACAAGTTTCATATGGTAAAAAAGATAGTATAGATGAAAGTGATGATTATATCATTTATCAAGAAGTATCAAATAAGGGATCTATGTATGCAGATGATAAAGTTACCATGCGCATACTGACGATCCAACTTAATTTAATAACAAAGCAAAAGAACCTCGAGTTAGAAGAAAAGCTCGAGGTATCTTTATATTATGGTGGTTATGAGTTTCAAATGATCACAGAATATCAAAATGAAGACGGTTCAATAAACCGTGTATATGAAATCAAATTGGAGGTTTTATAACAATGAGTAATAAAGTAACATTTGGTTTAACCAATGTGCACTATGCACTAGCAACACAAACAGAAGATGGTAGTTGGACCTTTGGAGTACCTAAACGCTTAGAAGGTGCACAAGAAATTAGTACCGAGGTCATTGGTAGTAGTGCACAAGTCTATGCAGATGATAAGGTGATTAAGACACTTGTATCTAATTCAGGGTCTAATGTGACACTTAAGTTTACTGAAATTGATGAAGCATTTAAAAAGGATATCTTTGGCTTCCTAGAAGATACCAATGGGAACTTAATTGAGATTGTCAATGCAGAAACAAAGACATTCGCTTTAGGCTATGAAATTCAAGGTGACTTAAAAGCGAGACGTATATGGTATTTCTTATGTACAGCATCGCCTTCAGGAGATTCAAGTAAAACAAAATCAGATTCTATTGAAGCAAATTCAATCGAACTTAATATTACAGCTAGACCAATTGAAGCAGGAAACAATCTGATCTTAAGAGCAATCGCAGGGGCAACGGATACAAACTACGCAACATTTCTAACCACTGCACCTACGCTTCCGACATTCTTATAAGGAGTAGCACATGGAAAAAACACTTAATCTAGGTGATAAGGACTATCGCCTGCATTCTTCACTATTTACAATTATTGATTACCGTAATGTATTTTCAACAGAGCTATTTAGTGATATTAAAAAATTAGAAAAGACCGGTAAAAAAGAAGAAGACTTATCTACTGTCATTGATACGATCTTTAGGATTATCTATGTACTTCATAGACCTTTTAGTAAACAATCATATAATGACTTTTTAATGTCTCTTGATTTTGGTTTGTTAAGTAACCAGGATGAGTTACAAAATCTAACGAATACGATAGGTGAAATGCTCGGGACATTTCAGAAAAGCACACCCACACCCAGCAAATCAAAGTAGCACTGAAGAAAAAGACATCACAGCAAACATCATATTTAATCTTGCACATCTAAGATTATCAATTGAAGATACCAAGTCATTTGACCTAGATACATACTTTTCAATTGTAGAACTTGAAAAGAATGTCATTACTGGTAACAAAACAAGTAAAAGAGCAACACAAAATGACATTGATAACTTTTTAATATAATAATCATATATTTTGCTGATTATTTTTGATATAATCTTTATATTAGAAAATCTGGAGAAATCGATATGAATTTAAAAGAAAAAGCAGCAAAATTAAAAATTGACATACCTGCAATATTCATTGCTCTGAAACATAAAGAAACTCCTTTTGCCGCAAAATTTTTTGCTGCTATTACAATTGTCTATGCTTTATCACCAATTGATCTTATACCGGATTTTATTCCTGTGTTAGGTTATTTAGATGATTTAATCATATTACCCATTTTTATAACTCTCACAATTAAAGCAATACCTCAAGAGCAGTTTGCACTGTATCGAAGAGAGGCGGAAGGAATGTGGATGAATGGAAAGCCAAAAAAGTGGTACTACGCAATTCCATTTGCTATTATTTGGTTTGTGATTATTGTTCTCATACTCAAAACAATTTTGTAATATCTCATTAGAATCTTAACACATCAAATCTGATGTGTTTTTTTATGCATTGGAGGTGGAAACATCGCAGAAACAGTAAAAGGACTCAATATCAAACTTAGCCTTGATGGTAGAGATTTAGAAAATGAATTAAAAGATATAAAAAAGGATCTCAAGGAACAAAACAAAGATCTAAAAGCCATTAATGCTAATCTAAGATATGATAGTTCTAATCTTGATTTATGGAAATCAAAACAAGATAAACTAAATAGTATTTTACAAACAACTAAGAAAAGGCTAGATACACAAAATCTAGAACTTGAAAAAGCCAAAAAAGCAGTTCAGATTGGTGATATGAGTCAAGATGAGTATAATAAGCTTAAACGTAATGTCCAATACACTGAAGCTGAACTTGCAAAACTTAATGGCGAGCTTAGTAATACAAACAATAAAATTAAAGAATTAAGCAATGCCAAGTTTGATAAGATTGGTAAACTAGGTTCAACACTGACAAAATCTGTAACGGTTCCTATCTTAGGAGTCGTTTCTGCTTTAACAGCATTTTCGATAAAGACTGCTTATACAGCTGACGAGATTGGTGATACTGCAGAAAAGATTGGTTTATCAGCTGAAGCCTTTCAAGAGTGGAATCATACCGCGACTATTTTAGGTGTATCAACTGAAAGAATGGAGCGAGCCTTTGTTAAGGTTAATGGTATCTTAGGTGATATTGCGACTGGCAATGGTGATAAGTTTGCCGATAGCCTAGCTTTAATTGGACTGACAGTTGATGACTTAAAAGGTAAAAATACCGATGAAGCATTTTTGCTAATAAGAGATGCTTTAAGTAAAGTGGAAGATGAAACCATCAGAGTTGGTGTGGCCAATGATCTATTAAGTGAAAGAGTCGCAGCTGACATTATTCCTGTTTTATCTAAAGAAGCAGAAGTTATTGATGGTTTAAGACAAGAAGCACGAGAACTTGGTATTGTGACTAATGAACAAGCTGCACAAGCGGGTGAGTTTACGGATGCCCTAGATAGAACCAAACAAGCCTTAGCAAGTCTAGCAGTTGATATCGCAAGTACACTTATGCCTGTGATTCAAAACTTAATCATCAAAGTTAGAGATGAAATGATACCTGTCGTTAAAGACTGGATTACAAAATGGAATAGCCTAGATTCAGATACAAAGAAAATGATCGTAACCCTTATAGGTGTAGTTGCGGCTATTGGTCCAGTACTTGCGATTGTCGGTAAGGTTGGACCGCTTTTAAATATTGTGGCCATGACGCTTAAAGGTGTGGGCTCTGCTGGTCTTTTTGCAGGTGCAGGTATAAACTTTGCAACCCTTGGTATAGGCGCGCTCATAGCCATTTTAGCCCTCGCTTTATTTCAAAGTGAAGAGTTTAGAGCTTTACTTGATAGACTCATGGAAACATTTATGTTATTACTTCCTCCGATCATGATGATTGTTGATGCACTCCTTATTGCACTTCAACCAATTCTTGATGTGATTATTGATTTAGTTGTCATGCTTGTTGATTTATTAGTACCTATCTTAGATGTTTTACTCATGCCACTGATTATGCAAGTAACCATGTTTGCTGAAATACTAGAAGCACTGGCACCTCTCATTACGACCTTAGGTCAAGTTTTACAAGCGATACTCGTGCCCGCTATTAAAGTCTTAAAGACTGTACTTGATCCAATTTTAAAAGTGGTTCAAAAGATTATCGAGTTTATTCAAAAAATCTTTGAATGGATTGGAGAGTTACCTAAAAAGATCGGAGACTTTGGGGGTAAGGTAAAAAATGTCTTTGGAAGTGTGACAGAAGGGATTAGTAATATTGCAACAAACGTCACTGAAGGCATTAGTGATTTTGCTGGTAAGGCTGCAGATAAAGTTGGCGGCTTTTTTGGTAAGGTGGGAGGGTTCTTTAGTGATACATTTAACCTAAAAGGGTCTAGCCAGACACTTAACACTACAAATTCATCAACAAATACCGCAAACACAAACCATATCACAATCAATACAACCTCACCGACCTTTGATATTGATTCTATCAATCAAGCATTAGGAGGTAGTGTCATTTGATTAGAGCATTTTACTTAGAAAACGAATATGGTGAACTCTATTATTTCAACCATAAAAATCAAACAATTATAACCCAAGCCAGTGGTCTTGGGTTTTCTTTAGATATAAAGTATTTAGAATACAATAAATATTTTGCAAAAACTGAAAGCAATCTTCCACTTACAGATATCACTGAAACACTGATATTTTTAAAAGGCTATCAAGGTTATAAAGACTTTGTGGATTATTTGTCGCGTTCCAAAGACGCACTAAAGATGCATTATGAGACACCAGCTTTTAAAGCGTACTGTTATGTGGATGTATTAAGTTTATCAAAAGGTGAACTGGTCGCTTCAACCATTCAAAGTCAGATTGTATTTAAAAAAGTATCGATGTGGTACAAAGAAAAAACCTTTGAGATTATCGCTAATGGTAATCAGTTAGGTAAAGTATATCCCTATAGTTATCCCTATCACTATGAGAGTTCTTATCAAGGACTGATCCATATCAATAATCAAGGACTAGATGACGCACCGATTAATATTGAAATCCATGGTGCCTTTTATCATCCAGAAGTATCGATATTAAAAAATGGCTATGTCATATCCAAAATGAAACTGTATGTAGAGTCAGAAAGTGCATCATTAAGAATCATAGCCATACCGAGCAAACAGGAAATTACACTCGTTGAAAACGGAACTACACATGATATTTACGGCCTGCAGGACTTTCAAGAAGATAATTTCTTATTTGTGAATCATGGGAATTATGAGATTGAATTTAAACCAGGTGTTGCAACAGAGTCTTTATGTAAAGTAACACTTCTTGAAGGATATATGGGTATTTAACATGAAACTCATATTCCTTGATAGAAAAACCCTTCAATATAAAGACTACGCACCTGTGGGAAAAGAATATGAGATTAACCTTGATATGGTTATCATCCAGCGTTCAGTCTTTAAAGCTAATAAAACTAACATTCAAACATCGATAGGAGATATCGTCATAGCTTCTAATGAATTATTTTCCTATATCGGTATCTTAGAAAGTATCGAACAGAAAGACGATCATTCAACCATCATCAAAGCCCTTGATTTTAGAGAGATTTTTAATCTAGATATACCTGTAGTTAGTTTCACAGGTGATTTAATCGATTACTTGTATCAAATCATTCATACACATTTTAAAGTGAATAGTGATACTATGCAAAATCTAGACTATTTAACCGTACAAAAAGATGCCAGTGTTTATGGATCTTTAAATTTTGAAGCAGACAAAATAGAAAGTATCTCAAAACTCTTTGAACTTGTTTCAAAGACTTATGGGATTAGTTTTCAAACAGAAGTGCAATATGTTAGAGGTCGGATAACAGGTATCTTATTTAAGATTGTACACGTGAATGAAGGACTGGTGATGAAAAGTAATTTTTCATCGATTTTAAATATCGAAACCAATGATTCATCTTCACAAGTCATTAATAAGACCATTTTTTATCCAAGAAGTGATAATGAGATTTATAAAGATATTAAAACCTATTATTTACTAACAAGTGGGAATATCACAGAAGATACTCAACACGAAGACAGATATCATTCAGTGATGGCCAAGTCATTTATCTATGCAGATATAGAAATGGATACACTAGAAACAAAAGCTAGAAGTGAAATGATGACCTCAAAACTTGATCTTTATATATCATTTAA